CATTGTTGGGGCAAATCGGTTCCATTTACCAAACCTAGTTTAGAATCAAAATTTACATGCTGCCATTGGTTGTTAACAAATCCGGCTTTAAGGGAAACCGCGGGGCCTAAAACAGTAGAATTATAAAGGGAACCACCGGCACCGGCTATTAGCTGGTTTATATTGCCGGACTCAAATTCGGCCACCGTTTCAACTTCCCCGGCCAAACCAGTGGAATAAGTACGAAAACCCCGGCGCCCTATTACCGAATCGGTAGAGGGAAACCAGTTAACCAGGTCCACCGCCTGGTTTTCCTTCATTGAATCTAAAGAGTCTTTGGCATTCCATCCGCCTACGGGGGCATCTAAAGCCCTGGCTATTGCCTCATTTTGGCGCCTTCCCATTATGAGAAGCCCGCAAAATTCCCATCCGGTACGTTTACGCCTATAAACGGCATACGTGGGCCGCCCATTCTAACCGTTCTAGCGGCGTTATCGTTGCCCATATGGGTTCTTAATTGAGTATAGAAAGATTGTTCATCGTCCCCATATTCTAAACCGCGTTGTTTTTTAATCATATAGACTAAACAAGACGACACTAAATCCCTGTTAAATAAAGATATATCATCGTCCGCACTAAATCGGTTTTTGAAAGTCTCACCACCGCCGCCGGGATCGTTTACCACCCAAGCCGCCGACCGGAATTCATAGAATATTTCATTCCCGGCGTTAACCGTGTCTATGGGTTGTTCAAATACTATTTTGTCCCCTTGAAGCCTAGCCCGTAGGTTTAAGCCCTGTATAAATATCCATCCTTTGTAATATTGCCATTCTGAGGGGGTAAGGGATAACAACACCGGCCGCCTGGTATCCCTGTTCCACATTGTTTCCGTGGAATAAAAAAGCATTTCGGTCGGTATGTCGTATTCTTGCTGAGCTAGTACAAGGGTTATTTTCCCTTCTATTTGGGTTTGGCGCCATTCGTGGGCCTTTAAAATGGTGGTACCCGCTCTATTTACAAGTCTTAAAAGGGTTTGGGCTTCGTCGCCCGTGTTCCCGGCTATCGTGTCAGGATAACTGAAACCGCATTCCCCCATTGCGTCTTGTACTATTTCGAGAAGGGTACCTGTCATTATTTTGCCCCATAACTAAAACGGCGTTTTACTTAGCGGTCGCGGCTTTCTTTGGTTTCTTGCCGTCGCCTTTTGCTTCTTCGCCTTTGCCTTCGGTTTTGGCTTCTTCGCCTTTGCCGTCTTCGCCCGCTTCTTTGGTTTTACCGTCGCCGTCTACTTTACCTTTGTTAGCTTCTTCCAAAGCCCTATTGGCCGCTTCTAATTGCTTTTTAAGGTCGGCGTTTTCGGTTTCCTGGTCGTCCGCTTTTTTGGTAACGTCCGTTAATTTCTGGTCCATTGCTACCAAAGTTTCTTTAATCTCCGAAATTTCTTCCGTATTTTCTTCCGTTTCCTTCCTTTCCATTATGGCTATGATGTCCGAAGCCTGTTCCCGTAGCTGGTGTCCCATTGGAAAATGTTCTATATCACTATCATTAATATCTAATAGTTCTTCCAGGAAGTTAATACCGGCTTGCTTATATACGTCTAAAATCCCTTCCGCAACATCCCGCAATTCTTCCAAGGGGATTCCGTCGCTATCGGCACGTTCTAAACCCGCTTCGAAGGCTTCCACGGTCTTTTTAAAGGTTTTGTGGTGGATTTCTCTTAAAGGACCTTCGTAAGAAGATTTACCTTGCGGGGTTCCCGCCTTTATATAGACAATATTTCTTACTTCCGGTTTTGGTATTTCGTCTTTTGGAAGTTTTTGTCTTTTTGCTAATTCAATATCCCCGGAATTAATAATTACCTGGTTATTGTAAATTTCTACGTTTTGTCCACTTTCAAAGCCTTTAGTTTTAGCCAGCATGGTTTTTCCCCGTGTGCTATTAAAGATTAAAAAAAAGCCCGCCACTATTAGCGGGCTTTTTTGGTTGGTATTGCTCTTTTACTACTTAACTTCGGCTATTAAGTAAAAGCTGTACGCTTAACCCATCCATATTCGCCGCTCAAAAACGCTACGTCCGCCGTAAAATTACCGGCCGCGTCTGTTACCGCAAATGTACTTAGGTCTACCGTACAGGTTCCTATTGCTATAGCTTCCGTAGCGAGAACGCGGACATACTCTTTTCCATCGTTACCGTTTACTAATGTTCCTAGCTCGACACCCGTATCATTTGTTAATGATCTGTTGTCGAAATCCACCCCTAGAATAGGCGTTACAGTGTTTACCATTTTCTTTCCTTTGCCGATTACCGGCTATTTAATAAATTTAATACTTACCTGGCTACCTTATATTAAGGAGTTTGGAAAAGTACGCCTTGTAATCTACGGATACAAGTTGTCATATTACCGGCCCAAAGGACAGGAATTACAATAGCATCTTGATTAACCGAAGCCCGTTCTTCCATAGGCTCGTATTCGGTATCCGGGTCCACTCGCATATATAAATAATCAGTATTTAGAAAATACATATGGTTTGTGGGGCATTGGTCGTCGTAAACCACGTCCGCACTTTTAAACTTCAAGTTTTCAAAACCACCCGAAGCCAAAGATTCGTTAATAAATCTTTGCTGTTGCTGTAAAGATGCTTCATAAGTTTCATACAAATTTGCATCTGCCATTAACAGGTCTGGACGGTCGGCACCACGTAGCAATGATAACCATAGGCCATTCATTAAACCAAAAATATTGGTCGTGTCTATTGATGCACTTGAAGACGATTTGTTACGCCAAAAATCAAAAGTATTTTGGTTAATACCCCCGATTACTGTGCTGGTTGCTGGATCGTCGGCGATAAGTAGCTGTAAGCCGCCTATCTCTTTTCCGCTATCGCCCGTTCCGTCCGCGTAAACACGTTCCGCCATCAAATTTTTCATTGAGTGCATAGCGTTTGTTATACGGCCTTCTAGCAATCCCGCGATTGCTTCGGCGCCTTTGTTAATGGTTCTTGTTTCTAAACCATTAGCGGTTACCGTTACGCTGGCTTGCTTCCAGTCATATTCCGCACCGGATAAAACGTCTTGCGGCGTAGTATCCAATACTTCATAACCGGCATAAAAACTAGCGGTCGAATTATCATCCCATTCAATTTCTTCAAGGATCGACCGGCCACCGTCGGCGGGTTTAATATTATCTTTACTTTCAAGACGTTGAAGTAAAGCGTTATGGTTGGTTACGTTATCGGCAAAATATTTCTGTCGATTTCTGATAGTTGTTGCTACCAGCTCCGTAATAGCTGCATTAGGTGATGCCATTTTTAGTTACTCCTACCTTTTACCGTTTAATATATCCGAAACACCGGCTACCAAATCTTCTTTCATGGTCCCCTTTGTTCCGCTCGATTTGGCGGTAGACGTACTTTTAACACCCGACCCGGCTTTTTTCTTTGCTTTAATAGATTTTCGGCCTTTGTTCCCGCTGTTTTGGGCGTTGTTGCCGTTCCCCTTATTCCCATCATTACTTACCGGGGTAAGGTTTAAATCTTTTAAAACGCTATCGTAAGCTTCTTCCATTGTTCCACATTCGTTCTTTTGAATCTTAACCGCCATTAACGGCCTAATCTTTTCAAAATGTGGATGCACTTTATCGCCGTTTGAATTCGTCGCATTTGCGAAAGTATCTATGGCCGTTTGTGCGTTGTCGTAAACTTCTTTTAGCTTTGCCTTGTCGTTTCCGTCTAATCGCTCATTTATTTTGTTAATATCCCTTTGGACCGGGTCTTCAAAATTTTGAGAGTCGGAAGCGCTATTATCGGCGTTTCCGTTATTCCCATCATTCGGCGAAGACTGACCACCGGAAAATAACTTTTCGAGATCAAACCCTAGGCTAGTAGCTAACTGGATTAAACCTTGTTTTGGGTCTCTTAATATAGCTTCTTCAGTAGCTATATAACCCGCTATTTTTTGAGCACTTGAAACCCCTGCTTTCGCCAAGGCGTCCTTATAAGGCTCAATTACTTTTATTAATTCTGAAAAATCTTTTGTCTTTTCTAAGTACTTATCATTTTGGCTTTTTACTAAACCAAGAAAATTATTCGTGGTTTCTTCGTCGTATCCGGCTTCTTCTAAATGCTCTTTAGCATCTTTTGGTAAATAATCAAAAGTACTTTGTAATTCCTGGCTTACTTGAAGCCCTTGCCTATCGTGTTGTCCGGCGTCTTCCGACCCGTCGGGGTGATGTACTTCATCCCCATCGTTCCTTTCGCCTGTTTGCCCATCTTCGAGCTGGTCCCCTTCAATTTGCTGCCCGCTGTCATGCTCGGATTGCTGTTCGCTTTGCTGCCGTAGCTGCGTTTCATCGTCTTGTCCCTGGTCGCCATTGGCGGCCGCTTGGTTATCAAGGTTTTCAGCGTTTCCGCCGGTTTCGCCGTCTTCGGCGTTATTACGTTCTTCTATCTCTTTAAAACCCTGGACTAGCGTTTCATTTAATGAAAGTGTCTCGGATTCGTTATTAGCCAGCTGATTAGCATCAGTGCTCATAAGTTTATTCCTGTATAAAACGTAATTTTAACTTTATAGACTCACTTTATACCAAAATCATTCTTTTGGAACAACATTAAATTCCTTCATTTCGTCTTTTCGTTGTTTTTGGGTGGATATAAAGCGGTCGCTTAAAGGGGAAACATACCCCGGATTCTTGGTACTACCCATAAAATTACTGTTTACCATTGGGGCCGAAAATATGGTTTTCTTAGTCTCACCCCCGCAACATATAGGGCCTTTGTTCCTTTCGCTTATTTTCTTTATTTCTTGGTATCTGGTTTCGCATACCGGGCATTTATATTCGTAAAGAGGGGGCATTATTCTTCCATAAACATTAAGGCGGCAATAATAAATATAATAAAACCTATAGCTATAAGAAATTCTTTGTGTTTTTGCTTTATTACGAACATATACCAGGCCGGTAAAATATGGTGGATGGTACTTCTTTCAAGAAATTGACAGTTTCAAAACAGGCCATAAAAGTAAACATTATATCTAAGTAAATCATAACCCCGAATACGCCCGCAATTATATAAAATGTATTTATAATCAATAGCTTAGTAAGTCCGGAAAAATTCTTTAATAATGTGTTCATAGAGCTAACATCCTGCCAAGGGCTTGTCTTTCTTGTTCTTCTTTGTCCGTTGCTACATTCGCCCCCCTAGATGCCGCGGGGCTTAATGATGGTAACCTAGACCCCGGCGTTTGTGTAGCTATTTTTTCTAGTTGTTTTATTCCCATCCCTACTTTATTCCCGGCAAGTCGGCGGGCTTCTTCGTTATCCATTAATTGGGCTATGGTTTTGCTGGCTTCGCCCATGGTGAAAAGTAAGGCTTTTCCTTCCGGGGTTCTGTTCAAAATACCGACCGCACCGGCTAGGCCCTGTATAGCAGTATTGGAAGGGTTTAAGACTGTTCTTCTTCCTTCGGGTTCCGCTAATGTTTGGCCGTAGCGCTTTATCATACCTAGCGCCCTAATTTCTTCCTGGCTTAGCATTTTCCCTAATCTTCGCATTCCGCCTTTTTTGGTAAGCTTATCTAAAGCCTTTTCGTATCTATCTAGCCTAAACGTGGGCCGATGGTCCCTACCAAGCTTCCCGGATACGGCTTCTTCTTTGATAAACGAAAAAACATTATCCCTTAGCGATTCTTTGATAGGTGCAAACCTTTCTTTATATTTGGGCGCGTCCATCAATTCCATAAATTTATAAAAATCGTCGTTATTGGCATTGAAGACAATATTTTTAAATACTTCTTCTTCGGACCATGGCTTTTTTTCTACCCGGCCCTGTTTATAAAAGCCGAAGTTTTCCATAATAGGGAATTGTTCTATTAGGTCTTGCATTTCTTTAAAGTTGTTTCTTGCTGCTAAGAAATAGTCCCCACCAATTCCGGCCACCGTATCATCTAAAACGCCTTCCCTTAGACTTGTGATTACATCCACTTCCACCGGGTTTAATTGGCCTTTATCGTAAGAATTTAGAATACGCATTACGGTATCATTGCCTTCCGCCGCGCTTAAACCATTGGTTAGCTTCATTAATTCCGTGAGCTTAAAGGCTAGGCCCGCGGCGTTGTCCCCGTATTCGGCTTTCATTTGTTTATTAATTTCTTTTAACTGTTCCGGTAAAGCTAAGTTTTTTTCTATATTCCGGTTTATCTCTTTTAAGGACGCCGTTAAATTCCTGGAAGCGTTAATTTTTTCCTGGTTTTCGAAAATGGTGCTAGTAAATATATTAGGGTCGAATCTTTTTGTAGGGTCCGACCGTCTAGCCGCTTCTTTGTATAAAAATTCGTTATCTTCTAACCATCCGTCTTTGATTTCTGTCATGGTGTTTTTCAAATCCACCCCAAAACGGTCTTTGGCATCTTTGCCGGTTATCTCCCGAAGTTTATTTTTAGCGGCCTTAGCCTGGTCTTCCATTCTAATTCTTAAGTTTTTCCCCTGGTCCGTAGTAGAAAGCTTTATTTCTTCGGACATCATTATAGGATCGCGTAACACTTGGCCGCGGGTTGGTTGGGCGTCCATAAACTGAAAAATAGCTACGCGCTCTTTTTGGGCCTGGTTAAGGCCTTCTATTTCGCCGGGGGGTATCCCTTCTAACTGTTTGTTTATAAAGTCTTCGTCTACTAAATCGGTATAAACGTCCGCCGCTTCGTCTATATTGGCGTCTTCCGCTCTAATTTGCGCTAATATTTCTTCCGCTTCTTCTTTGGAGGGTTTGCCGCGGTATCGTTTAAATATCGCTTGGCCGCCTTCGGTTGTCCCTTTTAAGACGCCCGCCGCTAATAACCCAAATAAAATATTGTCTTCTCGGCTTAGTCCATCTGGTACGAAATCTAATCCCGCACTTCCGGCCCCTATCGCGCCTTCGGTTGTTACTCTTTTGGCCGCTTGCCATAAAGGCATTCCGGCCCCCCTGGCTGGTCCTACGCCTGGTATAGGCAAAGACGCCGTAGCCCCTAGCATTTCACCCACGAAAGCGCTAGTTTCCCGGCCTTTCGTGGAAGCCCTATACATTGCTAATTCGTCGCTTTTATCTGTTAGCCATTCTTGGTAATTCTTATTAGCCGTTTGATACTGTTCTACGGCCCTTCCTTGCTCCAGTTCGGTAGGCTTTCGCATTATTTGGGCTTGGGTATCGTAAAACCTTTCACCATCTGCAATCTTTTTTAGCCTTTTGACATTTGAAAGCATTGATAATTGTTTTACCCCTTGGGCCGTACTTATACCGCCGCGCCCAACATCCACAAAGCCTTTAGCTAACCATGGCGGGGCGTCCACTTGGGTTTGTAATTCGGGAACGCCTGGAACGCCTATAGTAAGGTCTTCCGGTAAGGATTCTTGGGCTATACGGTCCCTTTCGCTTACCCTTTGTTCCGGGGCTTGGGGTGGTCTAGCTAAATACTGGTCCGGGTCAAATTCCCCGGACACCGTTTTAGGTGCGGGCTTTTTCGCTAAAAATTTATCAGGATCGAAGACCATTGTTTATCTTCCCAATTGTGCTTTGATTTTTGCCGCCCTTGGGTCTTTCGGGTTTGCTTCCGCCCATTCTAAGGCTTCCTGGTCTTCCGGGCTTAAAGCTTCTTCGGTTGTTTCTTCGCCGAATATCATTCCGTACTGGTCCGGGAAGTCTTTTTCGAATCTTTGCCCACCGGCTACGCCCATAGACTTTAAAGCCGCCCTTCGGCGTTGTCTCTTATCTTCTAGCACTTTGGGGCCGTCGTTGGCTTGCGGGAAGTATTTTTTATTCTCTTTTACATATTCTTCTTTCCCAATAGCCGCCCCGGATTCTTTACGAAGGACCGCGGTAATAAAGTCTAATTTGCTTCCTAAATACCGCTTTACGTCTTGCGGTAATTGGCTTTGGACAATCAATTCCGGGGTAAATACGTTATCCGTAGCCGCTTCCCATGCTGCTACTGATAAGGCCGCCGGGTCGAAACCACTCGCGGTTAGTTCGGTTTGGATATCTTCGGCGCCTAACATCCTATTAGCAAAACCCATAGATTTAGATTCGTCCGCCGTTGCCGCTTTCCCGCGGCCTTTAATTACGCTGGTTCTTTCGGTTAACTGTTCCGCGCCTGGTCCGGCGGTACCGGTACCCGCGTCCACTTCCCCGGCCGCTGCCTTGCTTTGATTTTCATACAAGGCGGCTATTGTTGGGGTAACGTAGCCCTTTATTATTGTGGTGTCGCCGGTTGTCGCGTTGTAAACCTCTTTAGGTGCTTTTAATCTTTCGTAGGCCGCTTGGCCTTCTTTGGTTCCTGGTTTAGTGAAAGCCGTATACATCCACGTTCCACGCTCACCACCGCCAAAAGGGTTTTTGGGGTCTTGGCTTTTTGGTTGTCTCAATAACTCGCTAAAGGCTAATTGTTGCATTTGGGGAATACTGGAAGTAGACGCGGCCTTTATAATATCGTCCCGGCTTCCAGAACCTAAAATTCTTGTTATTTCTTCGTTATATTCTGTTTGCTGTTTTTTCTGCTTTCCGCCCGCTATCCCTTGGGCTAACAAGTTTAAAAGCACTTCACCACCGGACCGGGGGGCCGTTCTTTGGAAGTCGCTAAAAGATGGTTTTCTAACCGGGTATTGGTATGGGTTTTCTGGTGGCATTTTTCCCCCTATCCGCTCATCATGGCGGCACCGCCAACACTACCGGCGCCGGATAATAAGCCGCTTTTCATTTGGGCCTTATTGGCCGCGTCTTGCATAGCGGACCCCGTTTCGGCCCCATATAGCAAATTCTGTCTGTCGATTTCTTGCAAATATGGCAAGGTCGCCGCCTGGTATTCCATCTGATAAGGCGCTAAGGCGTTAATATTAGGCCCTTGGGCGCCCTGTACCCCACCGGCTAACTGTAAAAATTGTTGGAAGTCCCGCGCTTGCTGGTTTTCGCCTTCCAAAATGGAGCTTAAAGCTAATCTTTCGTCCGCTTCGCCAAACTGTCTAGCGGTCGCGCTTTCGATATCACTTCTTAATTCCGACCCCACGGGAAGACCGCGGGCCGCTAAATTTGCTTCCTGCGTATCCCTTTGGGCTTGTCTTCCTGGTTCCATTAAGGAAGCCGCCCGGTCGTAATAGGCTTGTGAATATTCTTGCCCCGCGCCGGGGTTTAGTAATTGGGTATATAAAGCTTGGACTTCGGGGGCTAATGTCGTTTCCCTAGTAAAACCTTCTTCCGCGGAACCTGTGATAGCACTAGACCCGAAAGGGCCGGAAGTGTTTAAAATCGAAGTTATAGCTTGCTGGTCTATTAATTCTTGAGGGGTCGCGCCAAATTCCGGGGCCGTTGGCATTGGCGGGGCCGCCGGTAAACTTGTTCCACCTTTTCCGCCTTTTCCGCTTGCCTTGCTGGCTGGTCCTATAGCTGACGACATTTTATATCCACCTACACTCTTTTTTAGTCATTGTAAAAACGTGGTTATCTTGCGCTTTCCCATAAATATCTTGGGTAAATTCGGGTAAGATCGCTATTTCTTCAAAACCAAGCCGTTTATTAAACTCCAGGGCCTTAGTATTATTGCCTAAAACCTGAGTATAGATTCTATTTACTTCGCATATATTAAAACAATAGTCAAAACAATTAAACAGGACTTTTTTAGTCCCCCATTTTGGGGATTTGGCCGCTATCGACAATTCCATCCTGTGACCTGGTATAAAATCGTGAAAAACCACTACCGCTAAAAGTTCTTCCCCGTCCCTATCTATTGCTTTCGTTTTGCATGTTTCTTGCTTGTAGTTAACGTCTAAACCTACATTTTGCCTAATATTTGACCTTACAAAATCTAAAAATATTTGGTCTTGCTGGTCAATTATTCGAATCATTAGACTAGCGCTATGTTTCCACCGCCCCCGGCACCGGCCGCGGCTTCCTGTTCTAATAAGGTAGCTTCGGCGTTTGTTTTTCTTGCTTCCCCTTCGCCCTGGGCTAAAGCTATTTTTTGTCCGGCTTGCTGTTCCGGGCTTGTCTGACCTTGTCCCGGCTGACCTTGTCCGGCTTGCTGGTCGTCACCCGGCGACCAGCTGTCCATTAATTCTTGTATACGGTCCTCTAGTTCGCGGCCGCCTTTAAAGCCTTTTAATCCAAATAATATAAATTCGCCCGCCAATTCTTTAGGAATAGCCCCCATTTGGACCAGTGGCATAACTTGGGCAAGTATTCCGGTCATTGCCGCTAAAGCTTCGCTTCTTTCCCTTTGTTCTACGGCGCTATCCATAATTACCGTACTGTCGGTTTCTACGTCCACCACATAAGACCTTAGCAAATCAGAAGATAAAACTTCTTCCATTTCTTGCGTAACCTCCATTCCTGTCATTTCTTCCAGGGTTTCGGTATCAAACTTTTCCGATAAGAATTCCGCTTCTATTCGCTTGATATCTCTAAAAAACCTTTCTACTTCTTTGGTTTTCGGTTGGAGTCTTAAACTGGTATAGCTTGCCTTTAATTGTTGGGCGCCTAATGTTTCCCCGGCATTACTAGACCCGCGGGCTATATCACTGATTCCGGTCATTTCATGGATAACCCTTACCGTTTGTTCGCGGTAGATATAGAGTTTATCCAATAAAGCCGAAGCTTCGGCTATTGGGAAGGTAGCTATAAAGTTTCCTAAATTGAACGCACCCCCGCCCATAGATGCTAATTGCGCGAAGTTTGCCAGGGCTTTAAATTCGCCGTCCCCCTGGTTTTCTACGTCTATTAGTTTTTCTATAGCGCCATCATAAAACCCACGGTATTTAATCACTTCCAATAGAATGTTAATTCTATAAGTAATTGTATTAAGTTCGGTATGCTGGTCCTGGTAATACAGGTAATCCGCTATGGGGTTTATATTGTCGTCGCCCATTGTTCCAAACATAGGTTTGGGGAATGGGTAAAAGTTTTCTAGCTCGTATGGGTCGTCTTCGTCCCTTAAAAGCTTGTAATAATCTTTGGCAAAGGTTTCTACCCTTTTGGTTCGCTTGTCGAAACATTCGAAAATAAGGGCCTTAGTAGGCTTCTTTTCCGCTTTCTTTCTGGTGCTTTGCTCTACATAGTTTCCATCATTGTTAAAAGTTAACGGAATATCCTTAGCTATTTCTTCCCCAAATTCTTCTATTAGCTGGTCTTCGTTTAGATAATGCTCAATAGCGGACCACCCAACATCTTCCCATTGGGCGTTAGGTTCCCATCTAAAATTATTAATAGGTACCCATTCGTTTATTAATTCTTCGTGCTCTAAATTATCTTCTTCGGTTTCGTCTTCCGATTCGATAAAAAACCCGGCTTCTTCGTCGCCCTGGATAGCCCCTAGGTCTATGATTGCTTCGCCGTCTTGCCTTTGGAAGTTTTCTTCTTTGTCCTTGCTAACTATAAATTTCTTAGGCCCACCAGCTGAAAAGTAAGGCGTATATCTAACCCGCATTTGACCGGCGGAAAACTTTACAAATGACATTACGGCGGCATTTGAATTCCCAAAATAGTCTTGGGTGTCTTGGATATACGTTAAGGCCCTTTCGAGCATAACGGAAATTTTCTTCCCAAGATCGTTATACATTTCTACACGGTCTATTTCTTCCTGTAAGGCCCTTTGCATATCTTCCGGGTTTTGTATTTTCTTAAGCTTAAGCCGGTCTACCGTGTCTTTGTAACGCCGCCTTACATCCGGGTTTGGGTTTTGGGAATATAGGGCCGCTATTAATATCTGGCAATTAATCCATAGAATATTGTAATTAAATGTAGCAGATTCTTCCGTATTGTTGGAATAAGGGGATATTGTTCCGGTATAGATTTTTTCTATATGGTTACAGGCATTTCGAAAACTTTTCCTTACAGTTTCTTCTTGCTGGAACCTGTTTTCCCATTTTTTGATAATTGGGTCTTTATTAAAAACCTTGTCCGTCGCCCCGGTTTTCTTCTTTTTGGTCTTTTTTGCCATTATATCCGTTTCCGATTATTTACGCGCTTGGACTTCTTCGCCTGTTTATGGCGTTTTATTATATCGTCTATCGTGTCTGGTTTGGGTAGGCTTGTTTCATTCGTAAGGGCCTTTTTCGCGTATAGCTTATTTATCATTTTTGCCAATAATGAGCAAGCGTCTACTTTATCATCGAATTTGCCCCTTGGAAACCGGCATAACTGTTCTACTAGGGCTTCCGCCCATTTGGTTCCACGTGGAACATAGAAACGCCCGGAAGCTACTATAGCCTGGAAGCCCCTAGCATTTTGTTCTTTTGAAGCTTCGGAATGGTTAAACCATTCTAAAACCATTGGGTGATTCCGCTCTAACATCCGACGTTTTAAAAATGGTTCTATGGACGCCTTGATAGGTCCGGTTTCCCCGGCCCACATTTTAATATTATGGAATATGGCTAAGTCTAATTGGTGTTCTATCCATTCGTCCGAAGTTTCCTGCCCGCCCCACCAGTCTTTAGCGTATAAATCCCCATTTGGAGTAATTCTAAATACCCCATGTTCCGTAAAGTCCCCGGCTTCCTTAACGGTCGCGTAATCACTAGACCCGAAGTCTTCCCCGTGGGGTAGTTCGTCCGGTTCGTACCAGTTAAATTGATGTCTTTGGAAAAATATACCGTCGTCCGGTACGGGGTTTTGCTGGTATTGGCTGGAAAACTCATAAGGGGCCTTTTCTCTAAATCTTTGTAAATAAGCTAAAGAATCCTTAGCGGGCCATAGTGCGTATTCGTTGCCGTCTTTGTCCGTTCTTATCGCTTCAATTGTTAAAAGGTCGAATACGTCCCCGGTTTCCCCTGGTTCTTCCGGTTTGTCGGGGTCGCCTAGCATAAACCCCGCGGGGTCGTCGTCGTGTACCCGTTGCATTATCAGGATTACCGGTACGTCTTCGTGCATAATCCGGCTTTTAAGCGTACTTACCATCCGCCGGTTCATCTTATTGCGTAATACGTCCGATTCGGCGTCTTCCGGCTTTATTGGGTCGTCGATTATTAGCGCACCATGGAAGCCCCCGTCTTTGCTGGCTATCCCGGCTATTATGTCTTTGTCTTCTTCGCTTCCTAACCAGTCGCCTTCGTCGCTATAGGTTAGTTCTATTCCCCCTTCCGCCGCTATTTCGTATAATTCTTCTTCGGATAGTTCGTCTAAATCTAAGTCCCTATCCCCCATTCTACCGGCCCGGAAGCCCGTTACGGCGCCCCCAGTAGATTTAGCCCTAAATTCCCCCTTTTCGGTTTGCCAATGCTCCTTACCATTAATTTCCTTACTAAATGGGGTAGGCCATAAGCCCTGGAATTCCTTGGTATTAAGGATTTTCTTTATTTTTACCGAATTGGTAGACGTAAGGTCCGACGTATAGGAAAGATGCAAAAACCTACAATCCGCCGTCTTCGAATAACACCAGGCGCAAAATAGAACTACCACCAATTCCGTTTTACCGTATCCCGGCGGAATATTGATTATTAACCGGCTACAATCCCCGTTATATACGGCTTCTAGCTTTTCTATTATTTCGTTATGGTGTTCTTTAAATATAAACCGGGTTCCTTCCACTATAGGAAAGAAATACCGTATAAATTCTTTAAAGCTTCCTTCTAGCTTGCCCCTCCTTTCCCTTCGCTTAATCTCTAACCTTGCCGCCGCTATGTCTTGGGCCGTAAGGGCTTCCGCGGCGGACAATTAGTTAACCCTTATTAATTCGACGTTTTCGGAATTGGCTATAGCTTCTAATTCGGCTTCGTCCATTTTCGCCATTTGTTCGTCTGTAACGGTCCTTGGTACGGTTAAAGCTACTTCCCGTTTGTCCTTCCAGTCTTGGGAAGCTTTGTTATTTAGCCAATATTTGGCGGCATGGATATTCCCGCTTAAGCCCATTTGATAGACAGCGTTTTCCATATTTAGAATAGCTACCCCCCTACCCTGCTCTATCGCGCCGGAAAAGTCGGAAAACTCTTTTTTCTTTTCTAGCAATGTATCCCTATGGATACCCAAACCGGCCGCTATTTGGTAATCGTGTAGCCCTTTGCTGGCTAAATCGTAAGCCTTCTTTTCTATTGCTTTGGTTATTTTGAATTCTGGACGGCCAAATTTAACTGGGGCTTGGATTAATAGCCGTGGGTCGTCTTGTTTCTTGGGTTCGGCTTTCTTCTTAGCCGGGGCCTTCTTTGCCTTGGCTTTCTTCTTAGCGGGCTTCTTAGCCCCCTTTTTGGTCGTTTTCTTGGCCGCTGTCTTTGTTTTGGTCTTCTTAGCGCCCTTTTTGGTCTTCTTTGTATCGGCTTTAGGCTTTTTTGTATCGGAAACGGGCTTTTTCGGTTCGGACTGGTCCTTTACCGGGGTTTTTGGCTTTTCGGGGGTTTCTTCTGTTTTGTCGGTATCGGTTTTCTTTACCATTTCACTGTCCAAGACCAGGCGAAGGGATAATTTCTATAAGTTACATTTCTGGTGAGTTAATGCCAGATAGTCGATATTATCGCCCTTTTTTTGCAATTTTGCCAAATGGTGCTCTATCGTCGCCATTTGGCGCAATTCTTCCGGGCTTAGGTTTACCCCTTCTTCGGGAAACAACATAGGTTTTCCGCACCATAAGCAGTTATCCCCATCCCTAGCCCGTATAAAGGCCCGGACTTCCGCTCTTTTCTCTTTTCTTTTGCGGTTGGTGTTTTTACTTGCCACTATCTAAGGTTTCTTCCTGTTCGCCTAGCGGTGATTGGGTACCGAAAAATAATTCCGGGGCCGCGGCCGTCTGTACTTCCTGGACTCCTTTAAACGCCGGATGTTCTTGGGCCTGGTCAAATTCCTTTTTGTTCTTGAATTCGTAAAACCACATTATAAGAATATTTGCGAAGCCGTCCCCTAGCTCTTTTCTTACGTGCTCTTTATAAGCCCCAAAGGAAGGGAAACGGTCGGTTTCTTCCGCAAATACCGACATTTCGCCTTTTCCGGCCTTTTCGGACTCATAGCCCAAAATCATATAAAAATATCGTTTCTTGTTAAAAAATTGCATATTTCCCCCGAAAGTTGCGCTAATTAATTATATAGCTATTAAAATAGTGGCTACCATTCCAAAAAAAGCCGCTATAGGGGCCGCCCCTGGTGAGCCAAAAGCTATTAACCCTATTCCTAACCAGATACCGGCTATTGCTATCC